GCATTGTGTGAGATAGACATAATACTTGCCGCTCCGTATACCAAGGCAGACGCATACGGCAGGATTAAGAAAGTAATTCTTGAAGTATTGGGGGACACATGAGAGGCACTGGATTTGGAAATGTTCTTGCGGGCAACATTGCGGCTCTCAAAGGACAGAAAAGAAACGAAAAACGCATGAGCCAAAAATGGAAAATGTGTTGGAAATGCCAAAAAGACAAAAGCCCTAATGGTGGGTTTCTCCGAATAACTGCGGGGTTACACAAATTTATTTGCAAGGATTGTATGGATGCTAAACAAAAGAAATTGGAGGATGTATGAACGATGACGATGACATTCAAGACTACGTTAGTACAAAGCAAGTGAACGAGGTCTACGAGAAGATACGCAACAACACGCTAGAAGAAGTAGCGCAAGAGTTTGACAAGATGAAAGCCTTTGGGGATACGTCAGCATCCTTTGCAGTATTTGTACGGGGTATGAAAAGATAATGCCAAGACCAAAACCGCCTGAGCCACTTAAAGGTCGCAACATGCGAATGTCTGATATTGAGTATCTTATGTTTATAGAATTAGGAGGAGCCGAATGGCTAAGAAAACATGTTAAGCAAAAAGCAAAGTACCCAAAAGGATACTACGAAGCCCTTGTCAAACAAGGTGCTAACTCAGGAAGAGCTAATGGCGTGGTGGCCGTTCACACGGCTAGACCCGAAGCGATTCCCCAAACCAAAGAAGCCACAACAGGATTATGAGGAGGCAACATTTTGACCACAGGAATTGAGTATTTAAAAATAGAGAAGAAACGCAAGGGGCGGGGGCTTGGTAAGAAACCCGCATTAACTTGCACGAGCTTGCGACTACCGAGAGAGGTGATGGATTATTTCGACACCAACCATCGAATGTCAAAGCAAGCCAAGATGAGAGAAGTTCTTACCGAGTACGTCAACAACCAAACAGGAAATAAACCATGATTAAAAAAGTAACCAAAGCCGCACAAGTGCGTAACTACGTAGCCTCTAACCCAAAGGCCAAACCACAGGAGGTAGCAGATGCTATCGGTGTTGGACTTCAGTACGTATACACAGTGCTGTGGAACGCAAAGAAGAAAGCCAAGGTAGTAAAGAAGGCTAAGCTCACGCTACCTAAGCCTAACTGGAAAAGTGGGGGTGTGTATTCATCGGAGATTCCAATGTTTGAAGGCACATCTAGTCGCCTCACTGAACTTTCAATTCGACCCAAGATTCGTATGCAAGGTAGCGATGGAACACAACGCGAGTTGTTCGACCCAGTAGAGCACCCTGCCCATTACAAAGTAGGTGGAATCGAGACCATCGACTTCATCGAGGCGAAGAAGCTGAACTACAACATCGGCAACGTGATTAAGTATCTGACTCGTGCTGACTACAAAGGCAACAAGCTCGAAGACTTGCGCAAAGCTCAGTGGTATCTGACTCGTGAGATCAGCATGCTGAAGTAAAACCAACCTAACAATGTTAGGGTAATTCCTAGCCGCCTACGGGCGGCTTTTTTACGTCTGTACTATTGACAAAGTCAAGCGGTGTGCTATATTGACTCCATAAACAACTGGAGTATTAGATGGCAACGACACCTGAAGCCAAGGTCAAAGCAAAGATCAAGGCAATCCTCAAAGCCCACGACATTTACTATGCCATGCCCATCGGCACTGGATACGGAAGCAGTGGCGTTCCCGACTTTCTCTGTTGCGTCAACGGCAAGTTCGTAGCGGTTGAAGCCAAAGCTGGCAAGGGGCAAGCGACTGCCTTGCAATTAAAAAACCTACAACTAATTAACGCATCGGGTGGGTACACCCTCATCATCCGTGAGGACAACCTTGAATACCTAGAACGAATCATTGAGGAGTGCATGCAATGAACATCATTACAGTTGACTTTGAGACGTTCTACTCCCGCGAGATTGGGTTTGCCAAGCAGACTACCGAAGAGTACATCCGCGACCCGCAGTTCCATGTCGTAGGGGTATCAGTGCAGGTAGATGACGGAGAGCCAGAATGGTTCAGCGGAACGATGGTTCAGACTGCCGAGTACCTTAAGCAATTCGATTGGGGCAATTCATTGGCGCTAGCACACAACGCCATATTTGATGGGGCAATCCTGAGTTGGCACTTCAACATTAAACCAAAGGGTTGGTTGGACACACTCTCCATGGGCAGAGCCTTGCATGGCACTAACGTAGGGGGCAGTCTCAAGGTGCTAGCGCAGTACTATGGCATAGGCGAGAAGGGTACAGAGGTTGAGAACGCCCTTGGTCTGAGACGGGTCGACTTTCCCCCCGAGCAGTTAGCAAGGTATGGGGAATACTGCATGAACGATGTAGCCCTGACATGGCAGTTGTTTGGCAATATGAGCAAAGGCTTTCCGCAGATAGAGCTGCGCTTAATTGACTTAACCATACGCATGTTCACAGAACCGTCTTTGGCGCTGGACTTGCAAGTACTCGGTGACCACTTAGATTCAGTACAGGATTTAAAGGCGATGGCGTTAGGCGCTTACGAAAAAGGCGACTTGATGAGCAACCAAAAGTTTGCGATTATGTTGCAAGCCGCTGGCGCTTTACCGCCAATGAAGATTAGCCTAACCACAGGCAAAGAGACTTTCGCTTTCTCTAAAACTGACGAAGAGTTCAAAGCATTGCTTGAGCATAAGAACCCCGCAGTACAAGCCCTAGTATCTGCACGCCTAGGTACGAAGTCGACCATTGAGGAGACGCGAACCGAAAGGTTTATTGGCATTGCCAAACGTGGTCTTATGCCAGTTCCCTTGCGATACTATGCCGCCCACACAGGGCGGTGGGGCGGTGATGACAAGCTCAACCTACAAAACATCCCGCGCAACTCCCCCCTGAAACACGCCATTTTTGCGCCAACAGGATACGTGATGATCGACTCAGACTCATCACAAATTGAAGCCCGTACGCTAGCATGGCTTGCGGAACAAGACGACTTAGTGGAGGCATTTGATCGTGGCGAGGATGTATACAAAATCATGGCATCTGCTATCTATGGCAAGGACATGTCAGAAATTACAAAGGATGAGAGATTTGTGGGTAAGACCACTATCCTTGGTTGTGGGTACGGGATGGGCGCGGCAAAGTTCCAAGCGCAACTCAAGAACTTTAACGTGGAGATTACATTGGGCGAAGCAACACGGATTATCGACACGTACCGCACAACGTATCCGAAAATTACTGCACTTTGGAAGAAAGCGGGCCTAGCCCTTGAAGCCATATTGCGTGGTAGTGCTACAGAATTAGGTAGAAACGGAGTGTTACTTGTCTGCGGTAGAGACGGCATCCTTTTACCCAACGAGTTATGGTTACGTTACCCCAACTTGCGTATGGTTACCGCTGAAGACGGATTGCGTAACGAATTGGTCTACGACACCAAGCGGGGCAAAGCCACTATACCCAACCGAATCTATGGCGGCAAGGTGATTGAGAACGTATGCCAAGCCCTAGCCCGTATCGTGATTGGTGAGCAGATGCTAATGATCGCTAAGAAGTACAAGGTTGTGATGACTGTGCATGATGCGATTGCCTGCATAGCGCCGAAAGCCGAGGCTAAGACCGCGCAAGAATACGTAGAGATGTGTATGCGTATGCGCCCTAAGTGGGCAAAAGACTTACCGCTTAATTGTGAATCAGGATACGGACAAAACTATGGAAACTGTTAAGGAGAAGCAAGCATGACATACAACGCAGAACAGATTACCTTTATGTTGGCCGAGGCCATAGACCAAGACCGAGAGTACAAGTCGTGGCACGTAAGCACCCGACACCTGATGGCTCTTGTTGAGAGGGTTGTTGCCGAGGAGCGTGAGGCGTGTGCTGAAGTTTGCAAGAAACACGCTGATGTGTATGCGGGGCTTGAAGGAAACCCAACGGCAAGATCAGCATGGGCGGCTTGCATCGACAACCATGACTTCATCCGAGCAAGGGGACAAGCATGACCGTCAACGCATCTTGGCAATTTCAAGCCGATAAGACTCAAAACTGGGCGCACATGGATAACCTGTTTACACCTAAAGAGTGCGCTCAGATAATTACTATTGGTAACTCTAAGTTGGAAGAGGCAAAAATTGTTGGAAGTCAGATGTCTAAGCTGACCAACAAAGACGTGCGCGAAAGTCAAGTTTCTTGGTTGTATAGCTCAGACATTGAGTTTGCATTTCGTCGCGTAACTGATGGCATTCTCAATATTAATAGCCAATTTTTTAATTTTGATTTGTTTGGTTTAGCGGAAGGTTTTCAGTTCACCCGATACGATGCCCCAACCGGCCATTATGGGATGCACATTGACAAAATTTTTAATAGCACAGTTCGCAAACTATCATTAACAATTCAGTTGTCTTCACCTGAAGATTACGAAGGTGGGGAGTTGGCTCTTAAATTCGGTGCAAAGGCTAATTTAATGCCCAAAGATTTAGGCAAAATGGTAGTTTTTCCAAGTTATGTATTACATGAAGTGCGCCCTGTAACTAAAGGAACTCGATATAGCCTTGTTGCTTGGGTTACTGGTAAGCCCTTTAAATAAAGGACAGAACATGACACAAGAAGACATTGAACAGTGGACGAGAGAAACGGGTTGCTTTGATGCGACGCCTGAGTTTTTAGAACGCTTTGCCGCTTTAAAATGAAACAACTCATTTGGTCATTTAGTAGCTTGAAGACCTTTCAGCAGTGCCCTAAGAAGTACTATCACACCAAGGTTGCCAAGGATGTAATCGAGGGGGATACAACCGCTACGCTGTACGGCAAGGAGATGCACACTGCCGCTGAAGAATACATCCGTGACGGCAAGCCCATACCTGAGAAGTTTGCATACGTTAGGTCTTCTTTAGATAGACTAAACGCCATCCCCGGGGAGAAGCATTGCGAGGTAAAACTAGGATTGACCAAAGACTTAGAGCCTTGCGAGTTCTCAGCCGAAGGCGTGTGGTGGCATGGGATTGCCGACTTGGTTATCTTAGACCGCGAGAAGAAGCTAGCCTATTCAGTTGACTACAAGACAAGTAAGAACGCACGCTACGCTGATATGGGTCAGCTTGATCTGATCGCCGCCGCCCTGTTTGCCAAGTACCCCGAGATTGAGCGGGTCAAGTCTGCGCTTATGTTCGTAGTCAGTAAGGAATTCGTCAAGGCCGACCATGATGCCAAGATGAAGTCAGTGTATGTGCAGAAAGTGTTGCCCGATATTGAGCGACTCGAAGGCGCATTCCTGAGCGGGGTTTGGAACCCCAAAACAGGGCCACTCTGCAAGTGGTGTTCAGTAAAGCAATGTGAATACAACAAAGGATGAACTATGTCAGATGATTATGTACGCGCACGTAACACAGACCCCTCGACAAGTCACGAGGCGGCAGATAAAGTAGGGGAGTTCGCCCATGCCCATTACTATCAGATACTACACGCCTTGCTAGACCATGGCCCGCTAGGTAAAGATGGTATTGCTAAGGTAGCGAATATGAATGGCCGTGAAGATGGGAATGCCGTAGCTCGCCGACTGCCTGAGTTGCTTAAGCAAAGTTTGGTATCCCTCACGGGTGAAAAAGTTCTATCACGTAGCGGTCGTAGCGAACGTGAGTGGGCTATTAACGAAGCCGTATATCAAGAAAGAGTTAAACAAAATGCCTTACGTAAACAAACCCCGTCCCTATAAAAAAGAATACCAACAGCAAGTTGCTCGTGGTGAGTTGCCTGACCGGATGGAGCGTCAGCGTGCCCGTAATGAGTACGACAAAAAGAACCCTGACAAGAACAACGACGGCACTGCCGATTCTAGGGAAGGCAAAGATATTGCCCACGTTAAGGCGCTGAGTAAGGGTGGCTCTAATAAAGATGGCACGAAGGTGCAATCCCCAACGGCCAACCGCTCATTTAAACGTAACTCACAACACAAGTTGGTGACTGAGACAAGCGCCAAGGAACGTAAGAAGAAATGAAACTATTAGAGTATGACTGGCCGCGACCACACGGCTTCACCCCGTTCGATCATCAGAAGACCACCGCTGAGTTTCTAATTAGCAACCGCAAGAGCTTTTGCTTTAACGAGCAGGGCACAGGCAAGACCGCATCAGTGATTTGGGCGGTGGATTATTTGATGAAAGTTGGAGTAATTAGCCGAGTGCTTATTGTTTGCCCATTGTCGGTGATGAAGGCCGCATGGCAAGAAGATCTCTTTAAGTTTGCTCTGCATCGCACAGTAGCTGTAGCTCACGGCGGAAGAGAGAAACGCAAAGAAATCATTAACGGACTTGCTGAGTTTGTTATCATTAATTTTGATGGCGTTGAGATCGTTAAGAAAGAAATCATGGCGGGTGGGTTTGATCTCATCGTGATTGATGAAGCGTCTGCGTACAAGAACGCACAGACCGACAGATGGAGAACCATGCGGGACATTACCAAAGTGGTTAAGGGTCTGTGGATGTTGACGGGTACGCCAGCGGCTCAGTCGCCTGTGGATGCTTACGGATTGGCAAAGCTTGTGAACCCCCAAGGTGTGTCACCTTTTTTTGGTCAGTTCCGCGACACAGTCATGCACAAGATCAGTGACTATCGTTGGATACCTAAGCCCACTGCGGAAGCAACTGTACACAAAATACTTCAGCCTGCTATCCGGTTTGAGAAAGCCGACTGCCTTGACTTGCCCGAGGTTACTGCTGTTGACAGAGAGGCCCCACTCTCGCCACAGCAGATGAAATACTACAACATACTCAAGAAGCAGATGTTAATTGAGGCAGCAGGAGAAGAGATTACAGCTATCAACGCCGCAGTAAAGCTCAACAAGCTCTTGCAAATCTCAGGTGGCGCAGTGTATTCAGACACGGGCGAAGTGATTGAGTTTGATGTGTCTGATCGCCTCAAAGTAATTAAGGAAGTGATTGATGAGTCAAGCCACAAGGTGCTCGTGTTTGTTCCGTTCACGCACACGATTGAGTTGTTAACCAAATACTTAATTAAGAACGGCATTACATGCGATGTCATTAACGGGGCTGTGTCTGCTAACAGACGTGCAGAGATTGTCAAAGAGTTTCAGACACGGGATAACCCTAAAGTGCTTGTCATCCAACCGCAAGCGGCATCACACGGGTTAACACTGACTGCGGCTAACACTGTTATTTGGTACGCTCCCACCTCCAGTGTCGAAACGTATCTGCAAGCAAACGCACGCATCGACAGGCCCGGCCAACGCAATCCAATGACTATCGTACACATACACGGAAGCCCAACGGAGAAGCGTTTATATGCTTTGTTGCGTAACAACGTAGCGAACCATAACAAAATAATTGATTTGTACAGAGAAGAATTTATAGACGCCTCTTGACAATGTCAAAAGTGGTGTTATATTAGAGTTGTGTCGCAGTGATGGGTAACGGGTTAGCGCCGTTGCAGACGTTAAATGTTTTGAAACAATCACACTGCTTTATGTGAACTGTCACTGCGACACATTTAACAATTAGGAGAATCAGATGGAAGAAGTTGAAGACAAAGTCACCTCCGTAGACTTGGACAGATTGACCTCAATCTATATCAAGATACGCGACAAGCGGGCGGCAAACAAGAAAGTGTTTGAAGCCGAAGATCAAGACCTCGAAGAGCAGATGAAAGTGTTAGCACAAGAGATGCTCGACGTATGCAAAGACATGAATGCCGACAGCATTCGCACCCCACATGGCACGATCATGCGTTCAATTAAGTCACGGTATTGGACAAACGATTGGGATTCAATCTACGGTTTTATTGAAGAGACCGGAGCATTTGGCCTGTTAGAAAAAAGACTTCATCAAACAAACATGAAAGACTTTCTCGCTGAGAATCCAGACCTTTATCCCAAGGGGCTAAATGTCGAAAGTGAATACACCGTGGTAGTTAGACGTTCTAAAGAAAGCTGAAAATGAGTAACATTACAATCCTCAACGAAGACCTCCCCGAATTCTTGCAAACCGCAGGAGTTAGCGACCTTACACGACAACTCGCTGGTCGTACCGGAGTCAAACGCATCGTGCCTAAGAATGGCATCTTCCGTAAGACAGTCGGCGGCGAAGAGATGGGCAAGGTCAAAGGCAACGTGAATGCCGTCATCGTTAACGCATCCCCTGCTGTTGGCCGTATCTTCTACGCTAAACAGTGGAGCCCTGATGCCGAGCCGACTGCACCTGATTGCTTCTCTAATGATGGGCGTGCACCCGATGCAGGCTCAGCTAACCCACAAGCAGATCGTTGCGATAGTTGCGGTCAGAATATCAAAGGCTCAGGCCAAGGTAACTCTAAGGCTTGCCGCTATTCACGCCGCATTGCGCTTGTGTTGGAAGAAGACTTCGGTACATCACTTGAAGGTTCAGTCTACCAAATGAACTTGGCATCCAAGTCTTTGTTTGGTGAGAGCGTAGGCGATAACACGCACACGTTTGAAAACTACTCTAAGTACTTGTCCAACAACGGCAAGAGCTTGGACTACGTTATAACGCAAATTAGTTTTAACGAAGACAATGACAACCAGTCTGTGTTGTTTACGCCGACTAAGTACATTAACAAGACGCAGTACGCTGTGACTAGCAAAGTGGCTAACACCCCTGAAGTGCTGAAGATGGTCGTTATGACACCATACCAAGCAGACATGTCAGGTAAGCCTGCTAAGTTGGAAGCACCCGCCCCCAAAGCAGAAGCCCCCGCTAAAGTTGATCCAATCGACGAGCCAATCAAGCGCCCCGCTAAGACTGCGCCTGCACCTGTGACCAAGAAGGATTTGGATTCCGTGGTGAAGGCTTGGAGTGACGAGGAGTAACGCATGACCTATGGTTATAGCCAGAGCTTGGTGCACGCAAATAAAAAAGCAAGCGTCAAGTCTCTGGGTGTGGCCTTGGGTCGTGTATGTATCCGCGAAAACATAAGCGTTAGCAAGATTGCAGATGACTTTGGGGTAACCCGAATGACTATCTACAATTGGTTTAAGGGGGACTCAGTCCCCTTTCATTCCTACGATCAAGCGATTAGCGATTACATACTCTACCTTAAAGCCCACCATCAACTGAAATAAATAAATGTCCCACTTTGACCTGCTAGATGCCGTACTACCCACAGAGGGTCGGTACTGTGTGTTTGGGCTAGGGAAGTATCCAGATCAGAAGTTTTACGATACAAGAGCAGAAGTAGATGAGCAGATTGAGACGCTAGTAAGCAACAAGTTCGATGTGTTTTTTGGTTGCGCCAAGTTTGGCCCGCTCAATAACCGCACACACGAAAACGTTGCCTATGTTCGCGCACTGTGGATGGATATTGATTGCGGCCCCACGAAGGCTGTACCCGATGAAAAGGGAGTTATCAAAGGTTACATTGACCAAGCCACAGGTCTTGCCGAGTTTAAGAAGTTCTGTAAAAACGTAGGGTTACCACAACCGATTTTAGTTAGTTCAGGCTACGGCATCCACGCATACTGGTTGCTAGAAGAGACCATAACTCGCACAGATTGGGAACCCCTTGCAAACCGCCTTCGTGAGTTGTGCGTAGAGCAAGGATTCATTGTTGACCCTGCTGTATTTGAAGCATCCAGAGTACTGCGTGTCCCCGGCACATACAACTTTAAAGCTGAACCGGTAGAAGTAACGGTTCTTAACGAAGTCACTCAGCGTATGACCTACGCACAAGTGAAAGAGCTACTCGGCGCACCGGATGCGGAACCGGAAGACGAGCGGCCAGACTTTATACCGCGCACCATGAGTCCTTTGATGGAATCGGTGATGCAGAATAAAGTGAAGCGATTTAAAACAATAATGCTGAAATCAGCGCAGGGCGAAGGTTGCAACCAACTGATGCACTGCTACGAGAATCAAGCCACACTCGACTACAACTTATGGCGCTCAGCGCTTTCGATTGCAACTTTTTGCATCGACCGAGATTCCGCAATACACAAAATGTCTGCGGAGCATCCCGACTACGACCGGTTTAAGACCGAGTACAAAGTTGATGACCTGCAACGCACGGGTGGGCCGCATCACTGCGCTACCTTTGAGAAGCAGAACCCCACGGGTTGCGAAGGGTGTAAACACAAGGGCAAGATCAAATCACCAATCATGCTTGGTGTGGAGATCGAGGAAGCCGAAGACGAAGATTACGATGTTGTAATCAAAGCCGAAGACGGTGAGGTTGAGACAGTACGCATACCTGAGTATCCATTCCCATTCTTCAGGGGTAAAAACGGCGGCATCTACCGCAGGCCCGCAACTGACGAAGCAGAACCAGACCTTGTGTATGAGCACGACCTGTACATCATCAAGCGGCTAACAGACCCCGATATTGGGGAGACATTGCTATTCCGATTGCACCTACCAAGGGACGGCATGAAAGAGTTTGCAATCCCACTCGGAGTACTTTCATCAAAAGACAAACTGCGGGAAGCACTAGCGTCTAAGGGTGTGGGCTTGTTTAGTAAGCAAGTTGACCTCATGTGCGTATATGTGATTACAGCGGTTAAAAATTTACAAGTTATGCGGAAGGCAGATATTATGAGAACACAGTTTGGTTGGGTCGATAACGATAGCAAGTTCATTCTTGGCGATAGAGAGATTACAAAAGATGGCGTGTATTACAGTCCGCCCTCACACATTACCAAGGCGGTAGCCGAGCACCTTAACGAACACGGTGACTTTGAGAAGTGGAAAGAAGTCTTCAACATGTACGCGCAGCCCGGCCTTGAGCCTCATGCTTTTGCGGCGCTGACGGCCTTTGGTTCACCACTGCTTAAATTCACCGGCATGTCTGGTGCAATCATCAACTTGATTCACAGTAGCTCAGGCTCGGGTAAGTCGACAGCGTTGTTTATGTGCAACAGTGTATGGGGTCACCCCGTTAAGAACGCCTCGATCTGGAAGGATACGTTCAACGCAAAGATGCACAGGCTTGGTGTGATGAACAACCTGCCCAATACAATCGACGAGATTACGAACACTAGCCCTATGGAGTTCTCTGACCTGTCGTACAGCATCTCTCAGGGTCGGGGCAAGAACAAGATGCGTGGCTCGGTCAACGAGGAGCGGGTTAACTTAACTAGCTGGAATGGGATGACCTTAACGTCCTCAAACGCTAGCTTCTACCAAAAGCTTGGCGCGGCAAAAGATTCCCCCGATGGCGAGTCCATGCGTCTACTTGAATATGAGATCAAGCCTAACAACCTGATTGACGTGCAAGTCGGCAAGCAAATGTTTGACCACCAACTGCGGGAGAACTACGGGTTTGCCGGTGAGATTTACGCCCAGTGGCTTGTTAACAACTTGGAAGACGCCAAAGACTTAGTGCGTAAGATTCAGGCTAAGCTCGACAAAGAAGTTAAGTTCACACAGCGTGAGCGTTTCTGGTCAGCCGTAGCCGCCTGTAACATTGCCGGTGGCCTAATCGCTAAGAACCTACAACTGCACGACTACGACATGAAGGCTGTGTACGACTGGCTTAAAGGCATGCTCGGCGAGATGCGTGAGGATATTAAGCCCCCAATCAGCAACCCTGCCTCTACGCTTGGTGAGTTTATCAACGGCAATATGAACCACGCTTTGGTTGTCAATGGTGAGAATGACGCACGGAGCAACATGATCCCTATGCCGACTATGGAGCCAAAGGGTGAACTGCTTATACGCTACGAGCCGGATACCAAACTGTTATGGATTGCGGCCAAATCGTTCAAAGACTTTTGCGTTCAGCGCCAGATTAACTACAAAGATTTACTTAAAGAGCTAAAAGAGGCTAATGTATTTAAAGAAGCAGTCAACAAGCGTATGGCTAAAGGCATGAAGGTTGTGTCCCCCGCAGTGCGTGCCTTGATGTTTGATGCGTCTCGGTCTGATTTTATTCACATAGATACACCCGATGAAAATCGAGACAGTTCACTATGAGGTTAACTGGGCCAAGTTCCGCAAAGGGTACTCGTTTTTTGTACCCTGCATTGATACAGCAAAAGCTAAAGCGGAACTTGACCGAGTGGCCCGCCGACTAAAGATGGATCTACTTACGAAAGTAGTCATAGAAGACGGCATAAAAGGTTTGCGAGTGTGGAGGCTTTAGGCTAAACTTTAGTTGTCGGGAAACAGTTGCCGACGGTTTATTTTGGTTGCCCTCCTTGTACCCCCGGCTAATCCCCGGGGGTTTTTTTATTTGTTAGCTAACCCTCTAAGCTCAATGCGTCTAATCCCCTCTTCTTCTTTTTCTCTAAGAGCTTTGCGGGATGCTTTACCGGCTTCATAAGCAAACGGCGCATTTTGTTCAGTTATCTCAACACCACGCCACGATTTGCCTCTAGCTTCCGCACGGGTCTCAAGTGACTTCTCAATCTCGTCAATACGCTTAGAGGGATACATCCGATTAAAGCGTTCGTTAATATCCTTGTTAATCTTAGCGTACTCTTTCAAATCTTTATTTCTGTAAGCGCGATCAAGGTTGTTTAGCAGATCAGTGCGTTCGTTTTCAATACGCTTTTCAATTGCCGTCAGTTTAAAGTTAACTGCCTGCGCGTTAGCTAACGGAGCCGACCTAAAACCAATTGCTTGACCGTAGTAGTCCCAGTTGTCAAACGCTTCGGGTTTTGCAATCACAGCGCCCTTGTTATCTTTAGCGCCTTCTTTTGCGTACTTGTTAGCAACTACGATGTTACGCAAAATAGCGGGGGCTACTTTTTCTAAAGCTTTTTGCTGGTCGCCTTGTTGGAATGCGTCATAAGCATCAGCCCAGTTTAATACCATGTTTGCGGCGGGGCCCGCACGCTCCAATGCTCGTGCTATTACTTCTTCGCGGGGGCTTTGAGTTTCTTTAATATCACGGAAGAACATATTGCTTAAAGACGTGCGGCTAGAAAAGTCAAGACCCGTTAGTTTGTTAAGCACGCCTTTAGATACCAAGTCGCTAAGGTCGCCAAGTTTGTAGCCAGCTACAGTTACGTCGCCAAGAATTTCTGGTAAGTACACTTCGGTAAACCATACGTCGCGGCTAAGATCTTTAAGTTCCTGTGGGCGCTCTTTGTCTTCCCACGCAAAACTTAGCAACGCCATAACAACGCCGTAGAAAGGCAAGCCTGTAACGCCCGCAATCAAAGTTGTACTGCTTAGCACACCAAAGAAAATCTTGAACGCTTCAGCACGCCCTTCGCCGTTTAACCCAGCTATCATGCGATAGAAGTTGCGAATTAACAGCACCATGATGTTTAGCGCAAACGTCATAAACTGCAACGCAAGTCTACCGCCGGGGGCTTTCATTATTGCGGGTTTAGCGTACTCGGAAAAGTTACCTTGTGATTCGTTAGTATCAATAACCGCTTGGTCTACAGCCTCTTCAAAAGTTTTACCTTTCTTGCGGTTAAGACGATAAGACGCAATCCAAACAATCTCGCGTGCCATGCGGTCGGCAGAATGTAGCAAGCCAAAAGTCACAGATGCAGCCGCAACTTTAGCTTTTTCTGTCTTAGACATTACCTCTTCGGTAGACTTAACATTGAACTCAAACAACTCACTTGCGTAGGTAGACGCAGTAACCGCACGTAAACGCATCTGCTGCACAGCACGTTTTTCTTCTTCGTTGAGATTAAGTGCTTTTGAGTTTTCAATGGTCGGCATAACCCATGCCGTAGTGCCATCAAGACGTTTTTTGGTGACGGCATACTCATCCCAAAACTTAGCCATTTTGCCAATTTCAGTAAAGGCTGCCCCAAATCCGTGCCGTGCGCCCAAAATAACAACGCCGGTCTGCAAAATGCTGATTGGCTGAATAAGCGCAGTAGACGGGGCAGACAAATAAGTAACTGCCGACAGCCTATTCATAATGGTTGCAAACGTATCAAACCCATCACGCTCTCTTGGATTTAACTCCGATACAACTCGACGCTCCATGTCGTCAATAAATACTTCAACTTCGGGTCTGCCTTTAGCCGAATCCCTTGCAGCAGATATAGAAAGACGCAGTTGCGGGCCGTACTTTAACCTTGACAGTTGCACCGCCATTTTGACTGAGGTTTCGTTAAAGCCACGCAGTACGTCAGTACTAAAGCCGGTAACGTTTTGTCGTTCAGAAAACTGCCCACGGAAAGAATTTTCTGGCATTGTGCGCAAGTACAACTCGTACACAGAGTCTTTTAAATTTTCTTTAGCTTTAGGATCAGTGTCTTTTACATTGTCGATTGCGGTAAATACGTCTTTGAGCAAGTCACTTTTTTGGTAGGTTTCTTTGCGCAAATCAGCAACGTTGTTGCCGGTAGTAATGTAATTTTTAGGAATGCCATCCGCTACAAATTGTTCAGCTAACGCATCTCGCTCAGCCAAAGACGGGCGCATCCAAAACTCTCGCTCTCCGCCCAACCCTTTTTTAACCGACAGCCAATACGGGCCTTCACGAGTCAAAGCAAAATAAGGCGTAATCCTTTTGCTAGCTTCGTAGATTTGTTTAATCCGCGCCATGATAAGCGCTTTGCCGTCTTCTGGAATATTTTCTTTGTTGATACTTTCCTCAAGCAATAACATGTAGTAATCAGTCATGTCGTTGAGGTGATCGCGCATCTCTGTGTACACACGTTGACCGTCGGAAGTCAAACCTTTAAACATATTATCCAACGTCACACTGCGGCGAGTAGCGTTCTTATCGGCGGGATCAATTCTTTGTAACGTTGCAGCAAGCGCCACGGTTTCAATTTTTCGCATTTCTCCGGGGTTCTTGGAGAATACGCGCATAGCATCAGTGCTTATATCTGCGGCGCTTTCTAGCAATATGTTGGTCAAACCCGCCATCTTTTGCATCAACACGTTTGTGTTGGCTAACTCAGGAACGTACGAAGAACCCCAGCTTGCTGAAACATCAATATTCATCTGCGCTAAGACAACCTTTAACTGCACTCTATCCATGGACTTCACCAGACGATTAATTGCTGGCAAAATCTTTTTGGGGTTACGCAAGGCAAATAAAAGAGAAGCTTGCTTAGCCGTTTCTTCCGCATCTCTGCTTCGCTGAATCTGTTCAAGGTGGTACTGCACTCGCTCTTCAATGTCGGCTTGTGTTTCTTGTATTACCGCATTAGATTCCTCTGGCATCTTAGGAGTCTGAGTGTAGACTTTGCCGACACGGGCTTCACGTATTGCGTTAGCTTTATCAGCTTTGGCAATCATTTTCATTGTGGGTGTCAGCTTAGAAGACACAAGCTTGTCGGTAACTACAATCAAATCAGACAGTGCATTTATGGTGTCAGTAGCCATACCGAGCATCTCACGAAGCGCATCTACAAAACGATTAAAGAAACCTGTTTCTTCCTCAAAGCCATAAGCCCCCATCAGGAACTTTTGGAAGAAGGGGTCGGTCATGCCATAGGAAACAAACTCATGCGGATTGCTAAATACACCCGACACGGTCTTTAGGTAGTACATTTCTGCGGGCAGCTCACCCAAGTTGGCTAAGCGGTTGTACTCATCCTTAGCGTTGTTCATCACCGCAATCAGATCGTTGTACGCACGTACCAGCTTTGCGTCCCCTGAGAATCCACGTTGAACCGCGAGGAGGGCCAGCTCAAGTTTTTGTTGCAGCGCAGCATGAAGCGCTTCGTGTAGCACTGTGGTGTTATTGATACCTTGGAAACTACCTGCGCTAGCACCGCGCACAAAAATAGTACGCTCACCGGTAGCTGTGTTCTCAAAGTAAACGCCACGAGCACGGGAGTTGTCATTACCCCAAGCTTCTTGATGGCGAGATAATTGTTCTGGCAGCGGATCGGTCTCTTCAACCACAACAAAGTTAACGCCAGCTACCAAACTACGGAGACGTTTGGCCAAGAACTTTTGAAAGCCAGTCCCTGTCTTAATAACTCTAGTCAATGCTTGGGCGGCGTTCTTAGCTTTGTTAAAGCCCTCATCAGCGGCTTCAACTTCATCGTTGCTTGCAGAGCTTTTGTTTATACGTTCTTGCGCTTTGTACTTGCGTCCAGCAACTACGTCGTCGTATTCTTTTTGAGAAATCTTTGAGCGGTCAGCAAGTGCGGCTTTAACACGGTTGCCTAAAGCAGTGCCACGGTGTTTAGCTTCTAAGTCCAGCATTGCGTTAATTGCATTGCGCTTAGCCGCACGCTTGTCGTTTTCCGCGTTCTTTAGACCTTCATCGTCGGCAATGTTGGTCTCGTCAATAGGTGCGTTGGCTTTGTCCAAATCGGCTTGCAACTTAGGCAAGGCACGCTCGCCCTTCATGTAATCAGCACGGCCTTCGGTGCGGGCTTTATCTTTCTCCGCACGTTGCTCTTCAGTAATGTCAGCCTTTGGCCGACCACGTTTGCCTTTGCTTACTCCTGCGGCTGTTGATGCCGCTTGTCCTTCTTGCGTTGTTTTGACGGTTTTAGAGGTCTGAGTGCCAACGTCGGCTCCTTTTAGTTTGGTAACTTCATCATCAAATGCACGTTCTGCTGCATCACGTAGAGCTTCAAAGTCTGGGTCATCTTTTAACCCTTGCTCTAATAGCGTATCAACAACATTTTGGCGGTAATCATCAACTGCCGCATCAATATTACCCCCGTACTGAGGGTCGTTTACTTGGTCAAAAGCGGTACGCGCATTAGATCGGGCGGTACTTTGAGCGTCTGCTTTTTTAGTTTGAAGAGATTGTTCTCTAGCTTTGTCTGCGAATTCTTGGTCTTGCGCTTTTTCTAACTTTGCCGTTTCTTCGTAAGAGGGGCGTCGTTGGTTAGGTATATTGCGGATAGCGTTAGCAAAATCTTTATCACCCGCTTGTTCATATCGGTCGGCGACACGTTTAATACGAGCATCAGTATCGCTATAGGCAGGAGCGGTTGGATCGTCTTTGGTACGCTTGGCGTACGTTTCTTCATCCGTTACTGCAACGGGCTTAGATCCTTCTCTTTCAGTAGACTCTGTAACATCCGTTCTAGGAGAAACCACTCCATCTCGTTCAGCTTCTCTAACTCCTGTGGTGGTGGGAACGTTGTCGGCTGATTGTGCAGATAGCGCAGGGCTCTCTCCACCTGCTTCACTGATAGGTTTTGTAACATCTTCTGTTCCCTCTTCAATAGGCGCATTTGTTTCTGTAACCTTTGGTGTTCCGCCAAGTCTATCAGTTGCCATGCGTAGCGCATCAGCAGGGTCAATACCACGACGCTCAAGTTGAGCGGCAGCTTCTTTAATTTGTTCTGGTGTTGCTTGTTCTTTAATAGGAGCAGCTTCCGATACCACCGTAGGGGGCGCAGATTGTTCCTCAACCGCAGGTTTTATGCGTTTAGCTAGGGCATCTTTAAGTGCTTGGCGCTTATCAACGGGGGGCGCAGGTTGTTCCTGTTCTGTTTCTGGCTCAAGAGTTGGCTCAATCTTTACTGCTTCTTCTGTAGCTGCTTTTGGAGCGCCGGGTGTTCTAGCTATGTTAATAGCGCCTAGACCTGCTGTAGGAGCAATAGAACCAACGCCTTCTTTTGCGCCCGATTCAAACATTTCTTTGGCAGTTTCTACAGTAGCAAACTTTTTACGCTCGCCAGTTTGAACTTTACCTGCGGCCTGTGCGCCTTCTTGACCAGCACCGGCTACAAACTCTTGACCAAATTGTTTGGGGAATTCTTTAGCTACTTCTTTAACCGCGCCTGCACGACCTGCTGCTTTAATGAAACCTTTAACGCCTTCTTTAGCTACTTTAGCCGCAGGGCCAAGCACTAAATCTAATGCGCCAGAACTAATTGCAACGGCTAAATTAACGTCGTCGGTTTCTTGTAGCCTTTGAGCTACACGAGCGGCTCTTTCTTCTGGCGGCAAAGTTTTAAGTTCCGCAGCCATTGCTTCAAGGCGGTTGCTAACAGCTTCGCTGTAGCCCATACCAGTTCCCAAAGCAAGCAAGCCCGGTTGTTTTGTAGTGATCGCAGCAATGATAGAAGGTATGGCGTACACCGCACCAGAACCAATGCTACTGGCTAGCCAATTACCAAAGTCGGCGGCGCTTTCAACTTCCAAAACTTTTTCTTGCCGTGGCTTGTACTTTTGGTTTTCGCGTTGGTACTGAGACAGCAAGCCAAGTGAAGCGTTTACAAACTCTTTATTATTAGTTAGGTCTTTAGTGATTGAATCCCGTAGTCGACCACGTACTTCTGGGTTAGAAGCAAAATACATACGTACTTGGGGGTCACGAGGCAAGTCGTTGGGAGACTTAATCTGCCCTTTGTCGATTTGATCTAATAGTTGCAAACGTTGGATAGTGTTACCAAGAACTTCAGCACTACCGGCTAACTTAAATTGCTCAATTGAACTTGGAATGCCAATAGTAGCCGCGCTAGCAATGGCTTTTGAACCTTCCTCAATCGGAGAAAAACTTCTGTCCGGTTCTGGCTTAGCCGCCTGTGGTGGCAAGAACGATTGCGCTGCGGGCCTTTGCGCTACTGGAGTTGCTTTAGTTGGGGCTGGCGCTGGTACGCTTAAATCTCTATAACGGGGAGCTACAACATCACCGGGTCGTGCAAAAGTACTAGCGGGTTCGGCTTCGTTTGCCGCACGCATAGCGGCCCAATCTGCATCACTTTGTGCTAAGCCACGAGTAACTGCAACACCTTTTCTATCGTAGAAAGTATTGCTAATGTTGGGGGTTACATCTCCCTTTTCATACTCATACCTTCTTGATTTACTATCTTTAGTCGGCGCATTCTGATATTTTGTAGCCTTAGCTAAAGGTGTGTAGTCGTAAGTAGCGGGCTCTTCAGCGGGAGCTGGAGCAGGGGCAGGGGCAGGGGCAGGGGCAGGGGCAGGGGCAGGGGCAGGGGCGGCAACAACAGGCGCAGGGGCGGGAGCAGGGGCAGGTTGGCCTTGACTTCCTAAAAACCCAAGGATTTTTGCTTTAGCCGCAGCCGCATCGTCTGTATCAATATCGTAATGCAGACCTTTGTATTCGTAGATTGGCATTGCCTACCTTACTTAATTTTTATTGGGTTTTCTGCCGTACCTGCTTTTGCCGCTGGAGCGGCGGCGGGGGCCGCATCTGGGTTATCCCGTTTCCACTTAGCTCTCCAGTCACGCTCGTATGCTTCTTTATCTTTAGCATCTATGTAGGATGGCTGGTATTTTTCTTTGCGCCAGTCTTCGTTTATGTCTTTTCTTTCTTTTGCTGCAACAGCAGGTGCGGCAGCCGACTGCCTGTAAAGGTTAGTTGCCAAGGATTCAATTTCCGCGTCAGACATGTTTGGGAATTTTTCTTTTAAGCCCGCAGCAATAGCCCTTACACCCCTTTGCTGATCTGTTTCTCTAGGTGTTTTGCCGCCAGCAGCGCCTTTAGCATCAGCTCTAATTTTTGCAGCATCGCGTGAAGCTTGAGCACTTTCGTATTTACCCATAAGGTTAAGGTTGCCCGTAACCAGTCGAGCCATAAGATTATTTTTAGACACGCCCAAGTCTTTAGCAATTTTAGCCAAGTCCAGATCATTTTTTTGTTCTGCCTTGATGTCACCATCTTTTTGCGCTTGGCGCAAGTTTTGGAACTTGTACTGCGCTTCGTTCATTAACTCATCTCGTTTGATAACATTTTCGCGCAAGCCAGCTTCTTCGCCCATAAACTTCTCAGCGGATCCCATGCTACTACGGGCTAATGCGCCAATACCACCAAGACCTGTTTGGCCACGAGTTGCATCGCTGTAGTCTAAAAGGGCTTTTCGAGTAGCAAACTTTTTGCGCTCGTCAATATCAGCTTGTTTTCTAGCGTCCTCAACGGCTTTAGCTTCTTTAAGAGACGCGAGACCGGCCAAATAATTTTTACCTATTGGGCCTTCGTCAACGCCGTAGTTTTTCTTTTCAATTAACTTTTTCTCAATGTCTGCTTCTGAGCGAATAGGGCGTACTTGTTGCTTCATAAGAGCTTGAATTTGCGGCATGAGTTTCTTTAACTCTGCTTCTGCGTCGTAGCCGGGTTCATCTTCAACCGCAGCTTCAACTTCTTGGTCTCCGTCTGCACCACTAAAAGCAACAATGCCGCCTGAGCCGTACTCAAACATGCGTGGGTCAACAGGAACACCCATCAAACCACCATTTGCTGCCATACGAACAGGTTGCGCCCCTTGGGGGGCTTGTTGTGGCATAGGACGTGGAGCCATCTGCATTTGCTGTTGAGGCATTGGCTGCTGTTGGCGCACTGGTTGAGGAATACCGGGGGGCGCTGCTTGCTGCGCGGCTCCAACTTGCTGAGCCATTTGCTGCATACCTTGCTGCTGTCGTCCTTGCTGCAACGCACCAATACCCATGCTTTGAAGGGCTTGCTTAGGTAGGCTTTGATTCAAAGGTTCAGCAGGGGGTTGCGGCTGTTGAGACGTCTGTATCTCTTTATTGATTTCGCTAATACGAGCAAGCGCCATGAACGGAGGCACTTGGGGGTTACCGCCTTGAGCCGCCGACGTCAAATACTGAATTGACTCGGGTAGAGGAGGCAGTTTATTTAGCCTGCTTTGTACTTCCATTAAGTTCATACTGCTACCTTTTATTTAGGAATCAAACCAAGATCTTTAAGCGTCTGTTCAACAGTGGGCAAGCTACCAGTAATTTCAGCTAATTGGCCCATACCGGATTTACCTAGTGGGCTATTAGTTACAGTAGAGATAGGCAAACCTTGCAACATAGATTGCAGATATTGCGTTTGCTTCATTGGGTAATCACGTTGTGCCAAGAACTCATTGTAGTCGGCAGTAATACCTTCTTGTTCAATACCACGCTGAGCTTGACCTGCGTTAGCAAAAATATTGGTGAGGTCTTTAGCTTGGCCCACTTCAGTATTAAACTGACCCATAGCTTTGTCGTACGCATTTGCGTACCCTTGGCCAATTGTTTTGTTTTGTTCTTGCAACAAATTACGGTTAGCTTCTGATTGCATAATTGCTTGACGACCACCACCAAAACCACCGGCTTGAGTAAGTTTGGCCAAGTCGGGTTGAAGGTTTATTTGCGAACGACGTTGTAATTCATCTAACTGTGGGTTAAGCACGGACTGCAAGTACGGATTCATGTACTGAGAAGCGATACCCGGAGTACCAGCACCTGTTGCGCCAGTAGTACCAGTAGGTAATCCAGCAATCCCTGCACCCGCACCTGTACCTGTACCAATAGCGCCGGGGGTATAAGCATTAGTACCCATAGTTGGCGGTTGATATGCGCTAGTAGAACTAAAGCTTTGACCTAGTTGAGTAGGAAACGCAAGATTACCCAAACCTTTAAACACGTTGCTTTGCAGGCCAGACTCACCAGCCGTCATTGGGCCTTGATAGGTTTGATAAGGTGAATTGGCAATAGCTTGGGCTTGACCAAGCATGTTTGTTACATACGGGCCTATGTAACTAGACAGAGTTTGTTCCGACGTACCGCCAGCGGCGGGTAGTGCCGAGGCCGCCGTGCCTGCTGCATTTGGTAAGGGAGTAGCCATAGTCGTTCCTTAAGCGGGTAAGTGCTTGTCTGATTTGGTATCGGCGGCAATGTTTTTGGCCTTGCCACGAGCCTTCTTAATTCTGTCCATCATTGCGTATAGTTTACGCGCACCAGCTTCTGTTGAGCCATTGCCTAATTCAGAGACAATACGTGCTGGGATTACAAATTCGCCGTCGGCTAACCGAGCAGGTTGGCGTTTACCAATCATAGCTGGGATGCTATCAGACACGCCATCACCGGGGCCTTTAAGTAGTCGACCACCATCTGAGTAGCCACCCAAGTTAGCAATACCACCCGCTGCCAAACCTGTAGACTCCACAGGCGCAGCAACAGATTCAGCAGGTGGAGTTACTGGAGCCGCAGGAGTTGTACCCGCAGGTGTTTGACCGGCTTTGAGATACTGCATTGGGCTGAAGTACGTAACACCGCCAGAACCGGGTCGGCGAGCTACCATGTTTGGCCCCATAGCTGCTTGGTAGCGAGATTGAACTTGGTCAACAGGCAACTGCATAATGCCAGCCATACGCTCTGGGCTGACTCCAAATTGATTCATACCCCTAGCTACCATTGCATCGTTAATACCGGGGCGCAGGGCGTAGTCACGGATCTCAGTATCTGATGGTTTGTATGTACTTGGCACTCCAGTAGTTGGCACTGCGTACTGTTGGCGATACGCAGTTAAAGTGGGGATACCACCTCTGTAACCACCGGGGCCTTTTTGTACATCAAAAAGTTTGTCTGCCAACTTGCCCATACCAACAGCGCCCAAAGTTTGGAGCAAGGGCGAATCTTTAAACAGTTTAGCAAGGTCTGAGCCGCTAAATAGACTGCTGTTGCCATACATATTACCGGAGGTGGTGTCACCTGTAGTAGATACATTTTGCCATGGCTGAACATCCTCATAACCTTGGGAGGTCATGTAGTCATTAAGCTCTGCCCCAGCAGTGGCATACCCGCTGTCGTCTACGCTCCAGTCAACTTGTTGATTTTCATCATCCATATTAAGCTCCTTGCCTTATGATTTCTGCAATTTCTTCAGGAGTCGCAGCGTTGTCGCTTGACCCTTCAATCTTTTTAAGCAATTCTTCGATGTCATTTTCGTCGGTTTTGCCCTTCTGGGCAAGTGCTTCTTCCTCAATCTTTTCACCTTCAGCACCGGCTTTGGTAACGCTCAGCGCCTTGTATTCTTCTTGCTCCAACTGGCCTTTCTTGCCAACCTTCTGTTTCTTAGACCCAAATTCTTTGCCGTAGTAGAACACGTTGGCCAATTGAGGTACGCCAAAAGTACCTGCAAGTGCGGTAGCTTGAGGCCAAGTTAAACCCGTTTGCTTACTTGGAACCTTTGGATTCTTAGGCGGCTTAGGCGGCGGTGACTTAGTTGGATCAGCAATAATTTTATCAATAATTGGGTCATCTATCAGGGTAGTAACCTTGTCAATTACGTCATCGTCTAAGTCGTCAATGATGTCGTCAACCTCTGCTTTTGTTTTAACTTCGTCCTTAGTTTCAACTTCTGCTTTAGTTTCGGTCTTGGTTTCAGCTTTGGTTTCAGCTTCGGTCTTGGTCTCAGCTTCGGTCTTGGTCTCAGCTTTGGTTTCAGCTTCGGTCTTGGTCTCAGCTTTGGTTTCAGCTTTAGTATCTGCAACTACATCTGCCTTAGTGTCAGCTTTAGTATCTGCAACTACATCTGCCTTAGTGTCAGCTTTAGTATCTGCTTTAGTGTCTGCAACTACATCTGCCTTAGTGTCAGCTTTAGTATCTGCTTTAGTGTCTGCAACTACATCTGCCTTAGTGTCAGCTTTAGTATCTGCTTTGATGTCTGCAACTACATCTGCCTTAGTATCTGCTTTGGTGTCAGCCTTAGTATCTGCTTTGGTGTCAGCCTTAGTATCTGCTTTGGTGTCTGTAAGCACATCTGCAACAGTGTTAGCTTTAGTCTCAGTTAACCCCGCAGTTTGTAGCTCAGAAACTACATCAGCTTTAGCGCCAACCGTAGCGTCAGCTTTAGTAGCGTTTTCAATTTTAGTTGCTAACGACGTTGCCGTTTCATCTGAAACTTTAAGCCCAAGATCAGCCATAGTTTGCTGAGCCGTATCAACCGCAGTGGTTGTACCCGTAGTTGTTTTGTTAGACGTAATAGCGTTTAGGTCAGCAACGGTTACGCTCTCGCCCTTAGCGTTTGTGCCAATGACCGCAGACGTATCAACCTTTACTTCGCCTGAAGTTTTACCTGTTGCCGATTCACCAAGCAGCTCGGCCAGAGTTACGGGTTTACCCTCAGAATCTGTAGCTACAACTTGGTCACCGTTAAGTTTTGTAACACCTAAGTTATCAAGTGTCTCTTTGCTACCTAAAATTTGGTCGCCAATGATTTCATTAGACGCAGTAATGGACTGATCTTCTGTAAGCCCAGCATCTTGTAATTGCGTAATGAGCGTATCAGACGCATTGCTTGGAGAAGTGCTGTTCTTTAACGTAGTTGCCGCAGTATCCGCAACAGACTTAACTTGGGTCTCGGACAACCCAGAGTCTTGAAGCGCTGAAACAGTAGAGTCGGCGGCGCTAATAGTCGCCGTGGTTTTGCCGCCAATAACTGCTTCCCATGCGCTTGTACCGGCAATCTTAGTCCAGTTTAAATCATCGTCGGGTTTGATTATTTTTTGCGTACCGCCTTCAATAATGCCAGCTTCTACGCCTTCTCCAGTACCTTCTTTAACACCCACTTTAGCGGCAGTTGTGGCTATTTCTTTTGCGCCAACTTTACCTGCGGTATCTCCAAAAATTTGTTTGGTCAGTGCGTTACCGCCGGGAACTAAATTGAGTGTACCTGTAGTTACTGCACCAAGAGCTAGCGCCTTTTGTGACGCAGTTTGAGCGTCTTTGTCCGACATGCCAGCGTCTTTTGCGCGTTTGTAAGCATCTTCAGCAGCACCGCCACCTGACTCCATCATGTCTAAAACAACTTCGGTAGAAATACCTAAAGCCCTAGCAATTCTTGGCGCTGCGCCAACTAATTTAGCCGCAGTAAGCACGCCCCCAGATGCAAGCAGTTGCGTGCCTTCTTGAAGAATTTCAGACGCTACGTTATAGGCTACAAACCCGGGGTTACTAACAATTGTTTTACCTACAACAGCCAAAGCTTCCCAGCCATCTTTAGCAGCGGCCATGTTTTTATTAAAGTCCGAGCTAGCAGCCTTCATTTCTTCTGGCGTTTTAGCTTTAGAAAAAGCAGCGTAATCACTAACAGCTTGATCTACCGTACCGCCACGTTCTAAAACGTTAATAGCTTTAAGAGTACCCGTAACAAATGAAGCAATTTGAGATGTTGAGTCTACTGCTAACGCACCAGCATACTCGGCAATCTTGCCGCGCTCAGACAAATTCATACTGCCACCGGTCACATTGCCGTTTGCGTCGTATTGAACATCATTTACGTAGCTACCACCGTTGTCGGCATTGGAAGTTTTAAGCGCGGCAATTCGTGCAGCGGTTGCATTAAGTGAAGCGTTACGGGCGGCTGTGTCATTTTGAGCGGCTACTGTTTTACCCGCATCAGTAATTGTGGCTAGGTTAGACTGATTAATTGAAGCAATCTTTGCATCAGCTTTTTTCTCTGCTTCGGTGGCCGACTCGGTTGTGTATTTACCTGTTACGCCCGTCGCAGGGTTAGTCCATTCAAAAGTTGTATTGGGCCCAAAGGCTAAGCGATTAGCAGCATAAACGTCTTTAAAAGACGCGGCCTTTGTACCAGCGGCTGTGTTTTTATCAATAGCACCTTGCAAATCACCGAACTCAGTGTCCTCGGTTAAGCCCGCATTTTGAAGATTTGTTACAACGTCAGTGCTCGCAGTGCCCGCAGCGCCAATTTTGTCAACCTCTTTCATGGCGTCAAAATCTGCTTGGGTTTTTGCGTCAACGCCACTTAAAGTCACGCCGTTCCCAGCATCAGACACTACGTTATTAACAACACTTGCTAACTGAACGCCATCGGTTGTTGCATTGCCGTCTGTTAATCCAGCGTTAGCCAAAACATTTGTAACGTCGGTGTTCTGCAACGTAGTGTTATCCACTACGTTAGTTTTAGTATCGCTTGTATTGGTTGTCGTTGTTGATTGATTAGACGCTTGAAAAGCGTTACCAAACGTTATGCCAGCTTGAATAATATTTGTTTCGTTACCACTCTTAAGCGCGTCAACCAAGTTCTTTGCAGAAGCCGCGACGTACAGGTCTTTACTGCCAGTCAGGTCGCCAAGAGAAACCAAAGCGGCTGAAAGGTTGTCATCTTTAATTGCAAGTGCTAAGTTTGCGGCTTGAAAAGCTGTTGTGACGCCTGATGGAAGTGTTCCACCAGTTTGACCGTACGCTGACAAACTTGCGTTAATAACACCAGCAATGTTTTCAGATTGAAGAGCGGCAACCCCAGAAATGGCTGTCTGGGCGAGCTTGACGTTTGATACCGTGTTTTGCAAATCAAGAATTCGCGAGGTATTGACAATGTCTCCAGCGGCTTCTGCTGTTTTCAGCGTTGACAACTCGGTTCCAGCAAAAGAACCAGCCGCATTTAAGCCACTCAGCACAGCGCCAAGGTAGTTCTTCTGCTCTATAGCTAACGCCGCATTTGCCATCATTGCAAAGGGCTGGTGCGGCCCCGGGATCATGGCGGCAATCGAGATGACCATTGGCCCCATCTCGCTTACAAATCCGTATATTCCTGTTTTTTCTGAAGTTGCCGTGAGGTATGGCGTACCGTCTTCTGTAAACTTTACATTCAACCAATTCTTTCTACCCTTTAAATGGCCACCGCTTCTTTGATAAGCTAATTGACCTGAGATATCAGTAAGCTCTGCACCAGTGTCTTTGTCAATGACAACGCTACCAATTTTATGTTGGTAAGTTCCATCTTTAAGTGTTGCCAACTCCGCCTCAGACAACGGCACAACTGAGACGGTGGAATTCTCTCCACTGCCTTCGAAGACGTGCTTAAAGTATTTTTTTGTAACTTTAGAAGGGTCAACTTTTTCATACGACGTGGGGTTGCCTTCCGCGTCCGTTATTGGCACAAGGTATTCATTGCCCTGCTTAATAACTGGTTTACCATCAGCCATGAAAAATTGTTCAAATGCCGATGTTGTTGTAAACTTGTCTTTCTGACCAAGGTCACCAATAGTGTCTAAACCTTTTTTGACAAGTAGCGCGGCGGAGTTCTCCAAGTCGCCAAACACACCTTGGAAATACTGACCGCCTAGTGCGTTCCTCTGAGCGTTTAGTTGCTGAAATAAATTTTCTGACTGGATAGCGTCAGATCCATACGCACTCCACTTTGTTTCAAGTTCTGCAATCTTGTTCTCGTATCCAGTCAAAGCACTGCCATACAACTTGTCAATGGCTGAATTTGCCTTTGAGCTAATTACGAAGTCTTTAAGTTGCTGAGTGGTTGAGTCCGTGTTGTTAGCAATTTTTGAAAAGTCTGTCTCAAAGTTTCTGACGGGGTTCAGGCTGTTCTGAATAACCTTAACATCAACGCCAGTAGCTTTTGCAATGTCATCATCAGTAAAGCCAAACTGTTTCTCTAAAGCGTAACTAGCAATTACCCTGTCAGCATCTGTTAAAACGTTCGGGCCTGTGAGGGTATCGTTGATGATTTTGTTGCGGTTGGTGTCGTAGCTTGTTAAAAGAGTATCAAACAGAGACTTGTCTTTACCCGTCAGGTCGGCAAGTTGTTGTGAGTTATACCCAAGATCACGAGCTAATTTGGAAACTTTTTGCGACTCTTCAAACGTTGCGGAGTTGTCTGCAATAATGTCGTTAATGCTTGTGGTTGTAGTAGTTTTAAGTTGATCTTTGTACTGGTTATATAAAGCTTCACCAAGAGTTGCTTTTAAACCAGCATCGCTAATGCCAAGATCTTTGGCGTATTTAAAACCAGCTAACGAATTAACACCACCCGCGCCAAATGCACCAGACAACTCTGCGGCGGCGGCAGTACGGAACTTCTCCCGCTCAGAGGCGTCAATCTCGTTACCAAAACGGTCTCTCCAGTATTTCTTTCCCTCTTCCTCTGCAATTCTTCCCGGCCCCATAAATTCGCTGTACAAATCTTGAATTCGGCTATCCAGTTCTGCTTGCGCCGCAGTTTCAAATATTGCGCGATCTTCTGGGCTAATCTCAGAACCAACCGCTTTAAACCAGTCTGCTAAACCTTTAGCATCAGGTTTACGTCCCAGCACGTCTTCGTACAGACTAACAATACCTGAAACCGCAGCAGGTTTGGTATCTGTTAGATAGTCCGTGACATAAGTACTGTATTTATCTTCAGGATTGCTTGATAGGTAGTCAACAACAGCGGCTTGAAATGTATTGTTTAAATCCTCTGGTTTGATTTGCCCAGTTTCCAAAGCCGCAGTCCATGCGTCAAGACTTTCTTTATCAACGTTGGATGCTTCAGTACCGACCCCTGTACGCCCAATAGAAGCGTAGCGATCCAACACCATTTGTCTATAGTTAGGTTGTACTTGTGTGTCTACAGTAGCCACAAGATTGGGGGCTAGTACCGCTTGTTCTTCTACAGACCGGTTGGCAAGTTCTGATTGGGCGGCTTGCAAGAAGTCAGCTTTTTCCGACTCATCTACAGTAGGCCCAAATGCGTTTTCCCAGAATGCCTTACCACCTGCATCTGATGGACGACCAAGAATGGTTGTATACAAATCCTCAACCGTCATATCAGACTCAGGAATAGACGCAATGTAGTCGTCTACTATGTCAGTAGTTTTTGCGGTGGGAGTTTCAACAGCGGCGGCGCTTGTATCAGCAGGGGTGGTTACAGCGGCAGGGGTGGTTACAGCGGCGGGAGTTTCAACAGCGGCGGGAGTTTGAACAGCGGCAGGAGTAGTGGCTGGTCGATACGGGGCTAAAGTAGACGCAATTGCAGCATCATCTAAACCCATACCCCTTAATGTTGTCAGCAAGTCATTGGTAGCATCCCGCCCACCAAAAACGTCATACACGTCTTCATAAGCATTAGAAAAATTTGTTGGTAATGCCATGATTATGAAGTCTTTATACGAAGCATCTGGCTGGTATCTTGAACACCGTCTTGTGTGTCTCGATAGACATCACCTAGCCTTAAATTAGCCAGATCAGCGTCTGTGGGTAGGTTGTTTAAATCAAAGTTTAAACTGGTTGCACCTATAGGCCCGGGGTTGTCTAACTGGTTAAAGTACAGACGCAAAACGTTTGTAAGTTTATCAAAATACTCACGCTCGTATTCATTACCGGCTAAAGGTAAGCTTGGCGCTTTAGCATTAAGTTGTGCCATTTACCGCCTCCCGTCGGGTCTGATGTCAATTCTAGGAGCGCCCAGTTGCCACTGAGTATTGATCTGGTTACTAGCAATCTTAAAGATCATCTGCCGTCCCCGTATTCGGGTATAGATCTGTCCTGTAAATTCTTCCGTAATGACATAGGTACTGCCTTTAGTAACTAAAGAAGAGGCAGTTTCAGTTACGCCAGAGCCTGAATTACTTAACCCCAACAGGCTGATAGTAACTCGTGGGGTGACAGCGGTTGGACTGTTTGTAGAATCACCAAACGTCAAGTCTGGAAGAATTCTCCAAACAAAACCAAAGTTATGGCCGTCTTCAATGTCAAACTCAGAAGATGAGATGTAAGCGTCTAAAGCCGCTTCTGTGCCCGTTGCGTTGTCGTTCAGACCGTTTTCATGCTCTACAAGGTTACCTGTATTATTTGGTTGGTACGTCGCTGCCAATGGGTAGTCTCTTAGCCCTGAGTCCAGCCAAGCTGTCCTGCCCATAGTGCCGTAGTACCACACACCTTTACCGTCGTTCTCGATGTAGTTATAAATAACATATCGATCAATTTCTGTGCTGTTTTTTGAACAGTAAAACCACCAAATCTCATTAAAACCTTCATTTAATCCAGCAAAGACTTGTAAGTTTTGATTTTTGTTAATGTCGTTAAAAATAAACCTGCGCAGGTCGCAGTTCAATGTCTGTACCCGGCCATCGTATTTATAGAACTTGTCTATGCCCATCCAGTACACAATACCTGAAGCAAGGACGGCTGCGTTCGGGCCATAGATGGATGTGTTATCACCCAAGAGTTGGGTTTGCCAAACAACTGGCGGGCCGAGATACTGTAATGAATACACCGCAGAGTCTGTAAAGACAATCTGCTCCTGCCTTGACTGCACCACAGCAATGATCTCAGAGCCATGTGACAGCGTCACACTACCAGCTTGATTGGTAGGAAGTGGATTCCAGATAAGTAGGTTTTCTTGATCTGACCAGCGTATTAACATTGGATTTAATACGGAGCTTCCATAATCATCGCAGCCAAAACAAAAAACAAATCTGGATGTATCTGAGACTGCAACTAAATTAACAACCGAAGGCACTTCAGCATCTGCACCCATTAGGCTAGACACCAAAACACCTCTGGTGTTTAAACCACCACTAGCGTCCCAATAATACAAACCACCGCCGCGAGGGTTAAATACTAAATCCTCGCCAAAGTTCTGCTGGCTCCAGATTCGTAAAGCACCAAAGACAGTTGCTACGGGAGCGCCATTACCCCATGTACCTAAACCCCATCCGCCAGAACCCCAGCCCTCTAACACTTGTTGCACTTCAGGGCCAACACTAATTTGATAGGTTGCAACCACAGAAGCGCCACCACCCGCACCCGCAGCATCTGTTGCGTTAGCTGTAGCTGTGGCTACAAAAGTGTATGTATTGGCGGTTAGAACAGTAATCTGATACTCAGCGTTTAACACCGTAGCGGTAATATTGCCGCCCAGACTGGTCGCGCCACTGAAGGTTACAAAGTCCCCTGTAACAGCGCCATGCGCTGTGTCTGTAACGGTAATAACGGCAGAGCCGTTTGTAGCCACAAAAGGGTTGGTGTTAATTGTGCTGGTTGCCCGGATGGGTGTGATGTCATAGTAAGCACCGCCATTCTCAAGGTAAAACTTGAGGTTTGTGCCAAGACCAATAATATTCTTGCCGTCCAATAAAACCCAGTTCCACAAAGACCGGCAGATACCTAAAAATGTATTGGTAGAAATACGTACCCAGCCACCAATTACTTCAGGGTTGCCCTGACGGAAACGAACCTTATCGCCCTCATACCAACCACCCTCGGTGGTGTACCGTGTGTTTTCGCGGTTTACACCCGGGCGGAAAAGTATTTTTTTAAGTGGCATGAGCAGTCCTAGGATAGAAACAGTGCTTTTTCAGCGTCCCTGCGCTTTTTTAGCCCTAAGAGAATTTTACCCCCTGCCATGCAGTACAGCAAGAGGGCATCGGCTGCACCTTCCCAATCACCACGATTGATTTTCATCCGAATAGAAGAACGCTGAAAAGCCCCCACTCCGGCGTTGAAGGCAAAGCTGACGCACGCGTCGAAAGCGCCTTGACGACCAGATAAAGCGGGAGCAAGTCGTAGAACACCACGTTCAGTAGGGCCGACGTCATCCTCGAATAGTTTCTCGATTTCTTCTTTAGTCCAGACACGATTGTCCTCCGGCTTTAATGGCATCTCTTTGCGGATCATGGGTGTTTCTTTGCCCTCTACCCTGACTACAGGCAGGCGGATTTGATCTTGGTACAGCACATGGCCATAGCCAATCGTCCAAATGTGGGCTGGGCAGAGGTACGGCTTAGTGCGATACCCCTCCCACTGGTGCATCAAATCAGCGCCAGCTTTGCCTAGTTTCATTTCTTGCTCCAGCTACGTGAGCCAAACCAGAAACCAATGATGCCTCCAAGCATTGCCATCTCGTCTGTGGAGAAAATGATGTCAGATACACGAATCAAGTCTTCCATGCTCAAGACAAGCCGTGGGTTGCTGTAGACGTAATAGGCAATCCAAGCATTGATGGCACATAGTTCCAGTACAAAGATGTAGGTGACCATCGGGCGCACAGTACCTACAAAGTTTACTACCCAGCGGCTGGCGTTGTCCATGATCTTCTTGTCGTGGTCGTAGGCGGCAACGGTCATTTGCGCGTCTGTTTCCATAGCAATCTGGTCGGTGCGAATCTCTTCCATGCGCTCTTGAGCCGCAAAGCCCTGCGCCATCATCTGTAGTTGCATCTGCACTTGAATCTGCGCTAAGGCTAACTCATGGCGTTGATCTGCCTTGTTCTGGAAAAAGTCAAGCAGTTTGGGCAAGCCTGAGATTAACAAGCCGCCAAGTGTTGAGAATAAAGATAGCATTATTTTTTCCCCAGTTTTTCGTAGATAACGGCAATGTCTTGCCGGTTGTGCATGATGTCATCACGGTTCTTTTGGATTTCTTTTTCCAAATCTTGACGTAGCTTCTCACGGGCTAGTTCTGCTCCCGTATTGGTAGCTTGTTTGTTGTCTGAAGTAACAACCAAACTAATCTTGTTGTTTAGCACAGTCACTTCATGCGACAAGTGGGAAAGTGAATTCAT